ACTTAAAGAACCAGATCCAAAGACTCAAAAGGGTTTAACTAGCTTGCCCGAAGACGTGCGTAACAAAATGGGTTACGCTAAAAAGGGTGGCTCCACTAAATTTATTCAAGCTGCTATTAAGAAACCCGGTGCTCTACGTAAATCTTTAGGCGTTAAAAAAGGCGAAAAGATCCCTGTTAAAAAGCTTGCCGCAGCTGCTAAAAAGCCTGGCAAGATGGGTCAACGTGCAAGATTAGCGCAGACTTTGTCTAAGTTAAAAAAATGAAATGGTCCGACAAACGCAAAAAATCAGTCAACTGCGAGAGCCCAAAAGGGTTTTCGGAGAGGGCTCATTGCGCTGGACGTAAGAAAAAATTAGCTGGGGGCGGTCTTGCAAAAAGTCAGCGTTCTCTTAAAGCTTGGACCGCTCAAAAGTGGACAACTAAGTCTGGGAAGCGTTCAAGCGACACGGGAGAAAGATATTTACCAGAGCGAGCAATCAAAGCGCTGTCTCCTGCTGAATATGCAGCTACAACAAGAGCTAAGAGAGCAGGAAAAGCTGCTGGAAAACAATTTGTCTCCCAGCCCAAAACGATTAAAAAGAAAGTTAAGCCCTACAGGAAAGTGATATGAGCACAAGCGGCGAATCAAATTTTGACCTGCAGATACGTGAGATCGTGGAAGAAGCGTTTGAACGCTGTGGTTCCGAGCTTCGTACTGGCTATGACTTGCGTACCGCCCGTCGTAGTCTTAATCTTTTGGCTATTGAGTGGGCTAATCGTGGTATCAATCTTTGGACTATTGAAGAAGGTCAGATTGATTTAACCTACAACAACCCAATTTACCCATTGCCAGTCGATACTATTGATCTGCTGGATCAAGTAATTCGTAGAAATGACAATACAACTAATCAAATTGATATTAATATCAGCCGTATTAGCGTTTCTACCTACGCAGCAATACCTAATAAAACAACTACAGGCTTGCCAATTCAAGTCTGGATTAATAGACAGTCAGGTCAAACTAACCTGACTGCTGCCACACTAAGTACAACAATTAACTCTTCTGCCACCACAATTACCCTAAGTTCTGCTGATGGATTTGGTACTTCTGGCTTTGTACAGATCGGTGCGGAGATCATTGGCTACACTAATATTAGTGGTAACGACCTACAGAATTGCGTTCGTGGGCAGTCAAATACAACGGCAACTGCGCACACTGCAGGAGCAGCTGTGTCGGTAGTTAACCTACCTGCTATCTATGTTTGGCCTACCCCAGACAGTTCTACCCCATATACTTTTGTGTACTGGAGGCTACGTAGGGTGCAGAATACGGGAGACGGCGGCACATACACCCCCGACATCCCATTTCGTTTTCTTCCATGTATGGTTGCAGGATTGGCATACCACCTGTCCTTAAAGATCCCTGATGCTATGAACCGCACAGAGATGCTTAAATTAGCCTATGAAGAGCAGTGGACCATTGCCGCAGGTGAAGACCGTGAGAAGGCTTCCCAACGCTTTGTTCCTCGTGAAATGTATATAGGTAGCGGGGGGTACTAGTGACCACCAAGTTTACATCGGGTCGTATAGCGATATCGCAGTGCGATAGGTGTGGATTTCGCTTTAAATTAAAAGAGCTAAAAACCCTAATTATTAAGACTAAAAACGTTAATATTAAGGTATGTAAAGAATGTTGGGAGCCCGATCAACCGCAGTTATCGCTTGGTTTGTATCCAGTTAATGATCCACAGGCTGTACGGGATCCTAGACCAGATATAGGGTATTACGAAGCAGGTACTTCGGGATTGCAGATTTCCAACATTCCAAGTACTAATGTAAATTCACTTGGTTTCCCAACTGTGGGTAGTCGAGTGATTCAGTGGGGTTGGAATCCTGTAGGGGGTCCAAGAGGTATTGATAACCCGTTAACACCAAGCACGTTGACTATGGCAGGTGCGGTGGGTACGGTAACTGTAACAACAACTTAGGAGTTAAAAATGGCAACAACTAAAGAAGCACTGAAAAAACATATGGCTAAAGGCGCAGGTGCCCACCCAGACCCAGACGTAAAAAAGATGCGTAAAGGTGGTAAAACCAACGAAGATATGAAAAAATACGGGCGTGGTATGGCAAAGGTTATGAACCAGCGGGTTTCATCCTTTACTTACAAAAAATCTGCCGGAAGGGGCCGTTAATATGAATAACGATACATTTTCGTATTTCCCAGCTGAAACAGCTGATCCTATTGGGAAGTACACGCAACCCAAGGCTTACACAGTTCCTCTAAACAAAGAAGACTCTGGGTATCCTAACAATGTACCTAACACCCAAACCCAAATGACTCGTGGCGGTAAAGCACAGACTAAGGGTCGTGGTCACAGTACAAAGATGGGGTAAACCCTAATGAATTACTCTACTCTATTTGAGACGATTAAGGGGTATGTTGAGAACGACTTCCCCTCTACTACTTGGACTGATACTGCCGGGACGGGCACTGTTACCTTTACAAGTACAGAACAGATTAATACGTTTATTCGTCAAGCAGAGCAGAGGATTTATAACTCGGTTCAGTTGCCTGTATTTCGTAAGAACGTGACGGGTAATTGCACTACGGGTAATAAGTATCTGAATGTGCCGACGGATTGGAAAGCAACATTTTCGTTGTCGGTCATTGATCCTGTGACGAATGCACAGACGTATTTACTTAATAAGGACGTAGAGTTTATTCGTTCGTGCTATCCAGACCCAGATACTACGGGTACACCAGAGTACTATGCTATTTTTAATGACGTAACGTTTATTTTAGGACCTACGCCAGACGCTGATTACAACAGTGAATTGCACTATTTCTACTACCCACAATCTATTGTGGACTCTGCAAATGGTCAGTCTTGGCTTGGAAATAACTTTGACCAAGTGTTGTTATATGGTTCGCTGTTGGAAGCTTATGTATTTATGAAGGGGGAGGCGGATGTCATTGCTAGTTACCAGAAGCGTTATGACGAGGGTATGACCTTGTTATTGCAACTTGGTGAAGGCAAGAACCGTCAAGATATGTATAGAACTTTACAAGCAAGGTATCCAGTACGATGAATTTCGATACAGTAGAAGGCTTTATGGGTGGCAATGTTATTGTGAAAACCTCACAGGGTAGAGGATTTACCCCAGAAGAAATTGCAGAACGTGCTATCGACAAGATTATTTATGTTGGCTCTAAGTCACACCCTGCCATTCGTGATCAGGCAGAAGCATTTAGAGAGAACATACAAAGTGTTTTAGTGTTTTACCTAAAAGAAGCGGTGCGCTCAGACCGCACGACCATTGCTAACCGATTGCGGGAAGCTGGTCACCCTGAGCTAACTTTTTTATTGAACGAATAGGAGTTTCAAATGGCTATTACTCAAGCAATGTGCACATCATTTAAAGCCCAGCTTTTACTTGGCGCACACGATTTTCGTCCAGCAGGTCAAGCTGGTGCGGATACTTTTAAACTAGCGTTGTACACATCATCAGCTTCGCTGGATGCAAATACCACTACGTATTCTGCTTCTAACGAGGCTTCTGGTGTTACTGCCGGTGGTGCAGCTTTAACCAATACAGGTGTTGGTACTACTAATACTAACTCTACTGCTGGTACAGGCTTTACTGACTTTAGTGATTTAACGTTCTCCAACGTTACCACTACCGCTCGTGGCGCTTTAATTTATAACACCACACCTTCGGCTAATGACAACGCTAACTCTGCATTAACTAACGCAGCTGTATGCGTGTTGGACTTTGGCGGTGATAAGACATCTACTGCAGGTGACTTCACTATCATTTTCCCAACGTTTGATGCAAGTAACGCAATTATCCGTATCGCTTAATAGCATATGGCAGGCGCCAATTGGGGCGAAGGTGCTTGGGGGCTAGGCGCCTGGGGCGAAGGTTCAATCTCTGTTTCGGTTAACGTAACAGGGGTTTCTTCGTCCTCTTCAATTGGTACTGTAAGTGTAGTAGGACTAGCTAATGTAAACCCCACTGGTGTAACTGCCTCTGGGGATATTGGCACTGAAGCTGTAGCCGCTAAGGCTAATGTGCTTGTTACAGGCGTATCTGCGTCTGGTGTAATAACAAGTGTTACTACCGGCATTGGGGTTAGTGTTACTGGGGTTGTGGCTTCTGGGTCTGTAGGAGCCGTAATTCCTCAGTCTAATAACAACATATCTGTAACCGGTTTGCAAGCCATAGGTGCGTTAGGCGAAGAAGAAATAGATGGAAAAGCTAACGTAAACGTAACGGGCGTAAGTACAAACAGCGCTGTTGGCACTGTATCCATAACGTCAGAAGCTTCAGCATTGCCCACGGGCGTATCTGGTGGGACCATACTTGGTAGCGTAGTAGCCTGCGTCGATGAAGAGGGTTGGGGTGCGTATGGCTGGGGTGAAGGCACTTGGGGTGGTGGAGTTAATAAAGTATGCGTAATAGGTATCGCCGCTACCGTCAATATTGGGCAGATTAGGACGTCTCAATCAGTAACTCTTGTAGGGTTACAGGCAAGTGGATCTATAGGTACTGTACAAGTATCAGGTCAGGCAGTACCTAATATTACGGGCTTTGAAATAGTTGCAGAATTAATTGGCGTGGCTGTAGATGCCGGTGCTAACCATGGAGTTACCGGGGAGCAAGCAGTTTGTTCTGAAGGGGATGTAACAGTAACTGCTAAAGCTAACGTTGTTTTAGTTGGTTTTGATGTTACGGCTTCTTTAGGAACTGTCACAACTAGAACAGTTAATAACTTTAATGTAACCGGTGTAGAAGCTTCTGCGTTATTGGGTGAAGAAGAAGTAGACGCTAAAGCTAACGTCTTCCCAACCGGTGTGTCTGGAACGGGACAAATTGGCACCGCCCAAGTAGTAGGAAAAGCCGTAGTTAATGTAACCGGCGTGGCTGGTACGATGGGGCTTGGTGAGGTTGAGGCGGAGGCAGGGGCAAACGCAGTTGTTACAGGGGTAGCAGGAACAATTTCTTTGGGTAGTGTTGCCGTAAACAGCGACGCTAACGTATACTTAACGGGTGTGAGTGCAGTAGGTCGGGTTTCTAGACCCCTAGTCTGGGGCTTGATTGATACTTCGCAAACGCCAAATTGGACGCCGATAGCGGCTTAGGAGCAATAAATGGCAAGTACATATAGTAATCTTAAAATTCAGCTTATGGCAACCGGGGAAAACTCGGGAACCTGGGGCAACGTAACTAACGACAATTTGGGAATAGCCATTGAACAGGCTATCACTGGTTCGGTTGACGTTACTGTTAGTAGTGACACTACGCTAACCCTAACTGATACTAATGCGGCGCAAAACGCCCGTGCATTACGTCTTAATATAGGTGGTAGTGGCGGCTTTAATTTGACTGTCCCTAGTATCCAAAAACTGTATCTTGTTAATAACGGGACACTAGGCGCCGTAGTTGTTAAAAACGCATCGGGGTCAACTGTTACTGTACCTACTGCTAAAACAATGTGGGTATTTAGTACAGGTACTGGAGTAGTTGATGCGGTTACCCACTTAACTTCGCTAACTCTTGGGTCTGCGCTTCCTATTGCTTCGGGTGGTACGGGTTCAACTTCAACTACCTATGCTAACTTACAATCCAATGTAAGCGGAACCCTACCTATTGCTAACGGTGGTACAGGGACTACATCTACAACGTTTGCAAATCTACAGTCTAATGTAAGCGGAACTCTACCTATTGCTAATGGTGGTACTGGATCAACTTCAACCACATATGCAAACTTACAATCAAATGTATCAGGTACATTGCCAATTGCCAATGGTGGTACGGGTTCGACTTCTACTACGTATGCTAATTTGCAATCTAACGTATCAGGAACATTACCTGTAGCTAATGGTGGAACAGGCGCATCAACTTTAACAGCCAACAACGTACTTCTTGGTAATGGCACTAGCGCACTTCAAGTGGTTGCTCCAGGATCAAACGGAAATATTCTTACTTCAAATGGAAGTACCTGGGTAAGTTCTGCACCAGCAGCTGGAGGTGTTACATCCGTAGCAACAGGTAATGGACTACAAGGTGGAACTATTACAACATCAGGAACATTAAGTGTTGCTTGTCCCGGATTTAATACAGTAGGAAGTTATTGTGCGGCAATGATTGGCAATGTAGGTAATTTCAGCAATCAATGGTCAGCAGGAAGCAATTATTCAGCAGGTAGCGGAAATAATCAAGTAAGTACTTGGTATATAAGCAGGAATAGTGATCAGACGGCTGATAGTCAAAATTATCGGGAATATAATTTATCAGGCACTTGGAAATGGATGGGGGCAGGGCAAGGTAGTCAATCATCCCCTGGTATGGGCGTAGCGTGTAGAGTTTCTTAAAAAGGAAAAAATATGTTTACATTACAATATGCAAAAGACCCAATTTATAACAATGAAGAAAGAACTTCTATTCTTTTAACAGTTAAATGGGAAGAATTTGTAGAAGAAATGCCTTTTGGTGCTTGTTCTTTTGATCCTGAGCCTTGGGGAGTTGATTTATTTAATCGTGCAAAAGCAGGTGAATTTGGTCCTGTTGCACCTTATGTAGCACCTATTGCACCTACTATTGATTTTGAACCAACACCGACAAATGCAAACTGAATACTGCAAAGGCAGAATTTATCCTAATAGTGTGCCTGAGTTTAAAACAGTACAAAAACAAGATGGCACACTAGAAATGCAGGTTAGGTATCGTAATGATCCTATGGGTTATTTAGGTAAATGGATGCCTATTAAAAATGAAATAGAAGAATCCCAGGAGCAAAAATGATCTCAGAAAACCCAGCAGTTAAATTAGAAGACGGCACTAAAGTGTGCCGTCATACGGTTGAAGTTCTTTGTCCTAATTGCAGTCGGGACGTAGATGAGGCTGAGCTTGCTGCGCAAAAGTGCAACGATTGCGGGTTTGATTTATCTACCCCTAAACAATCTGTATCTGTCTGGGCTACTTCTGTACCTAAAGGCGGTACAAAGCTCTGGGGTGAGTAAATTGAATCATGTCAGACGAACTCGGATTGTCGGCTGGTGCCAAGGGAATCAGCGAGGGGATTAAGACTGGTCGAGAGGCTGGGCGAGAAATCGGTAAGAACATTGAGGATGTTCAGAAGGAAGCAGTAGATGTAGCGAAAGAACGTGCAAACGCCAAGATTCGTGAGCGCAGAGAAGCAGAGTTAAAGAAAGAACGGGCGATATTTAAAGCCCTTGAGGAGTACAAGCACCGCAAAAAGATTTCGGATGAAGAGTACAAACTAAGGGTTGATTTTATAAAGCAGCACGGCACCAAAGAGTGGCAAAAGGTGCTAGACATCAAGACCGAGATTGAGCGGCTTGAGAAAGAAGACAAGAAGTATTTTGACGCAGAGTTGTCAAAGGTTAAGTGGGTACAGTTCTGGTGCTTTATGGCTGCGGGCTGGATTGCTTATTACATGGTATGGGGGTCTAAAAAATGAATATGCAAGACATTATGAAGGCGGTTATTCCAATTCTTGTAGCCTGTATAGCGTGGCTACTCGGTCAGGTTTCTTCATTCCAAGAGCGTCTTACTAAGATCGAAGGCAAGATGCCAGCCCTAATCACTAATGAAGGCGTACCCACCGACAGCCCAATATCCGCAGAAAAACGTCATACCCTAAAAGCCGAGCTACACAAAGATATTCAAGACCTCCATGTGCGGGTCAAACTCTTAGAAGAAAGAGCTAAAAAATGATTACCCTATTTACTACCCTTATATCGTTCCTGTCAGGCGGTCTACCCAGCTTACTAGGGTTTTTTCAAGACAAGTCCGACAAGAAGCATGAGATGGAGATGGCTCGTTTGCAGACCGAACGGGAACTCCAGATGGCAGAGCGTGGTTTTGCAGCCCAAGCCCATGTAGAAGAGATTAAGACCCAGCAGATTGAAATGCAGACTCAAGCCCAAGAAAGAGCGTCTTTGTATGCCCACGACATCGAGATTGGCAAGGGTGCTTCCCAGTGGGTTGTTAACTCTAGGGCTATGGTTAGACCAGCCATTACCTACGGGATGTTCTTAATGTTTATGTTTGTAGAACTGTTTGGGTTCTGGTTTGCGTTCCATCGGGAAGTGCCATTTGACGTAGCGTTAAACCTCCTGTGGGATGACGAGACCCAGATTATCTGGGCAAGTATTGTTTCTTTCTGGTTCGGGACTCAGGCGTTTCGCTCAAAATGATTGGTCTTTACACTATCGTTAATTTGCATAATAGGAAAGCCTATATTGGTAGTTCATGCAATGTAGAAAATAGGTTTACCCAGCATAAGGCTATGCTTAATGGCAAATATCACCCAAACAGGCACTTAATGAGTGCTTGGAAAAAATACGGTGCAGATAGTTTTGATTTTAAAGTTTTAAAAATATGTGATACAGAACAGGATGCTGGTGATTTAGAACAAAAATTCTTAGAGTGTTTTTATGGAACAAGTTTGTATAACCTTAAAAATGAAGCGTTTGGCGTTGGGTCTGGTAAATCCCACCCTAATAAAGGAAAGCCGCTAACTGAAGAGCATAAACAGAAAATATCAAACACCATGAAGGGTATGGAACAAAAACTCCATACTGAACAAACAGTACAAAAAATATCTAAAAATCGAGCAAGATATATAGTAACAACTCCAGATGGTCAGTTTTATGGGTTTGCCAGCGCTGGAAAACACTATGGTATTAGCGAGGTTGCAGCTAAAAAAAGGTGCAAAATATTAAAATTTAAGTGGTCTTATGAAGGTATCTGATAAAGCCATCAAAATGATTAAACACCATGAGGGCGTCCGCCAGCGTCCATACCGCTGTCCCGCTAAATTGTGGACGATTGGTGTCGGGCATGTGCTCTATCCACGCCAAGGTGCTTTAAAAATAGATGAGCGAGATAGTACCCCACTGGAATACAAAGATGACCGTACCTTTTCGATGGAGGAAGTAGATGACATTCTTAGAGACGATCTTAATCGCTTTGAGCGAGGTGTTGAACGCTTCTGTCCTGTCAAGCTCACTCAAGGTCAATTCGATGCTCTTGTATCTTTTAGCTTTAATGTTGGTCTGGGAACACTACAGCGCAGCACCCTCCGTCAGAAGGTTATTCGGGGCGAAATGGAAGAAGCGGCAGAAGAGTTCTTGAAATATACGCTGGCTGGGGGTAAAGTATTAAAAGGCTTGGTCACTCGTAGAAACGATGAACGGGCGTTATTTTTATCTTAGGGTAAACCAGTATGCCATTTATAAAACTTAACTTTAAACCAGGGTTAAATCGAGATCAGACCAATTACTCTAACGAAGGGGGTTGGTTTGAGTGCGATAAGATTCGTTTTTTGTCTGGATACCCGCAAAAAATAGGTGGGTGGATTAGGGCTACCCCTAACTTTATGCTTGGTGTTGGTCGTCAAATGTGGAATTGGCTAACGACTTATTCTGATAATTTGCTTGGAATTGGTACAAATAAAAAACTATATATTGAAGTAGGAGGTGTCTTTTACGATATAACTCCTCTTAGGGCTACGTCTGTAAACGCTACTACTTTTACTGCCACTACTGGCTCTTCTACTTTAGTAGTTGTTAACTCTGGATCAGCTACTACTACAGGTGATTTTGTTACGTTTAGTGGGGCGGTGTCGCTTGGTGGCAATATTACCGCTGCAGTTCTTAATCAAAACTATGAAGTAACTACGATTAATGCTAACGCATATAGTATTACTGCCAAAAGCCCAACTACAGGGTTACCCGTACTAGCTAACAGTTCTGACGTTGGAAATGGCGGGGGTGCGGTAACTTCTAAGTATGAAATTGCTATTGGTAACGCTGGGAATACTCTAGGTTATGGATGGGGTACTGGGGTATACAGTGCTCCTGGTATTGGTTGGGGACTTGCGAGTGCTACACCTGTAAATTTACCGCAGCGTGATTGGTGGTTTGATAACTTTGATAATGACGCCGTAGCTAATATTCGTGATGGCGAAATTTACTATTGGGAGCGTGGAACTTCTACTATTGATAACGCTCTTTCAAATAGAGCTGTTCTTCTGTCTGGGCTTACTCTTAATGGGGTTGCTCCTAATTCTGTGCCCAATAAGGCAATGCAGATACTTGTATCGCAAAACGACAAACATTTATTAGCCTTTGGTGCCCAACCTTTTGGTGGTTTATCTACTGACTTTGACCCTCTTTTAATTCGTTGGGCTACTCAAGATCAGCCTAATGTATGGAACCCACTACCTACTAATACAGCAGGATTTATACGGGTTTCTCGTGGTTCACAGATTGTCCGTGCATTACCAACCCGACAAGAAATCTTAGTGTATACGGATTCTCACTTGTTTTCGTTTCAATATACCGGCACAACAGATGTGTTTAGTTTGCAAGAGCTTGCTGATAATATTTCTATTATCTCCCCTCGTGCTTGTGTATCGGCTAATAACGTTACTTACTGGATGGGGCATGATAAATTCTATGCTTACTCTGGACGAGTTGAGACGCTCCCTTGCACCTTGCGTACTTTCTTATTCCAAGACGTTGACTACAGCCAAGCAGATAAGATTGTGTCTGGCACTAATGAAGGGTTTAATGAAGTGTGGTGGTTCTACCCCAGTGCTAATTCAAACACAAATAACCGCTACATAATTTATAACTACCTTGAGAAAATCTGGTACTACGGCAATATTGAGCGCACTGCTTGGCTAGATTCCCCGTCAAGGGAGTTCCCACAAGCTATTCAATATGACAGCACCACAGAAATTGGGTATCTACTTGACCATGAAAATGGTATTAATGACGACACCTTGCCTATGGAAGCATATATTCAGTCGTCTGACTTTGACTTAGATGACGGAGAGAAGTTCATTCTTACTCGCCGTATGATTCCTGACGTTAACTTTACGGCTTCTACTTCTGCAACTCCAACGGTTAACTTTGCTATTCGTCCTCGGAACTTCCCAGGTAGTAGCTTTGAGACTGACCCGTTTGACAGCCAAAGCGTGGTAGAGAGTTCTATAGGGGTCTATACAGATCAAGTATTTATACGGGCTCGGGCTCGTCAAATGGCAATTAAAGTAAGTTCTACCGCCCTAGGCGTTCAATGGCAGTTAGGTAGCCCCCGTCTAGATGGGCGTGCCGATGGTAAGCGTTAATGGCTCTAGAGCGATTTAGGGCTCCCGCCTTACCTATACCGAATGCTGAGTATGATCAGAGGACAATGACCGACATTATTCGGGCATTACGTCTTTACTTTAACCAACTAGATTCTCTAACTCCCAATCAAGCCCAGTCTTATCGGGCTGATAACTTCTATGGTGGCGAGTTTGATGGCACGGTGATGACCGCTAATAACGTTGCTACGTCCACACTCACGGCAACTTATAGCAACGTGTCGTCCATGATGTCCGAGTTTATTCGGTCTAATGGCTTCCTAGGAGGTAACTTTGTTGGTGGCTCTTACATGGGCACTAATTTTTATGGGAACAGTTTTATTGGGCAAGGTAAAGGACTAAGTTTTCCGTACGGGGCGTTTCAATCTGATCAAGATCAAACGACTACAAACAATACCGTTACTCAAATTACTTTGAACGTCACAGACTATAACAACAATATAACTAATAGTTCTGGGAATATGACAGTAAATACTGCTGGGCTAAATAACTTACAGTTTAGTATTCAATTTACAAATACCGATAATTCAGCCCATGAATCAGTTGTTTGGTTAAGAAAAAATAGTACAGATGTGCCTGGTACTGCTAGTCGATTTGATACCCCTGCTAGAAAAAGTGCTGGTGTTTTTAGCTACGTTATTGGGGCGTGTAACTTTTATATAAATGCCGCTGTAGGGGATGTAATTAAACTTTACTGGGCTACAAATCAGGCTTATCAAGTTTCTCCTCCTGTCGACGGAGTGTATTTACATGCTGAAGCAGCTACTACAACCCCGCCAGACCCATATCCTTATCCAGCTATACCTTCAGTCGTTGTAACCCTTACTTATGTGTCGTCTTTAACCACCGCTGGCGATGCCAATAACTTTGAAGAAGTAGCCCCAATTAGCGTCATAGGATTTGGACAGATTGGCACTGTAATAGTTAATACTACAAACACTATATAAATAAAGCCCTACATGATAAACTTTCAACAAATTACCAATACGAGGCGCGTATGAGCATTAGACAACTTAGTTCAGAGGTTGCAAAACGGGGTCGCTATGGCGACACAATGCTCATTCACGTTAACCCAAGAGAAGTCGCTGGGCTACAGTATTTAGGTGAGCGGTACGGCGCAAAGATGACAGTTAACCCGGATACGGGTTTACCCGAAGCTTTTAACTTTATGCGCTTTATGCCTATGATTGCTGGCGCAGCCTTATCCCCATTCATTACCCCTATGGGCGCAGCCGCAGTGGTTGGCGCAGTAGAAGGCGTACGTACAAAGAGTATGATGGGCGGTCTAAAAGGCGCTCTGGGAGCTTACGGCGGTGCTAGTTTAGGTACAAGCCTTGCTAGTTTTGGCGCAGAAGGATTAGGGCAAAGTGCTATTGGTTCTGGTACAACTGTTGGTACTGAAGCTTTAAATACCGCTGTAGCTACTACCCCACCAGTAATACCAGCAACTGAGACTACGGTATCGTCAATTAATACTGGTGCTGAGGCTCTAAAACCCACGTTCTCTAATGTAGGTCCTGACCAAGCAGGGGATTTACTGCGTTCAGGTCAAATTAGTCCTGACGCCTATGCTAAATATGCACAGGGGTATTCTCAGGGAGTTTCTCAGTACAACCCAACTACCTTCTCTAATATGGGTGAGGGTATTAGCCGTGCCTTTACAAATCCCGGTGCTGCAGGTTCAGCCTTGATGGCAGACCCAATGCGTACCGCCGCTACTGTAGGTTCTCTTGCTCTTGGTTCACAAGCCGAGCCTGAACCATATAAACCACCAGAAAAGAAAACTTATGCCTCATCAACTAAAGCTGATCCGTACAAACGTAACTATAGAGATAACCCTAACCCATACGATACATCCAGTGAGTTTGAATACTTCCGACCCAATGCTCTTTATGTAAAAGAAGGCGGTTATATTGGGATGCAGGGTGGAGGTAAACCACCACAAGTAGGTATCCCTGCTGGGTTACCTGACGATTACATAGCCTATATGCAACAGTTGCAACAAATGATTAATTTAAAAGGTTCTCCTGGTGAGTTGCCTCAATCTGCAGCACCTGTTTCTCAACCAAAATTTAGCACTCAAATGACTGCGGCTTCACGCCCTAATACATATGCCCCAGGTGGTATTACACGTATCCAAAAAGAAGGACAGGTGCGTGGTGATGGGGACGGCATGGAAGATAAAGTCTATGGAAATATTGAAGGTAGGCAGAAAGTAGCCCTATCTCGTGACGAATTTATCGTGCCTGCTGATGTGGTATCTGGGATTGGAAACGGTTCTAGCAATGCAGGTGCTGACAAACTATACAAAATGATGGACCGAGTTCGTAAGGCACGAACTGGGATTAAGAAGCAAGGTAAACAAATTAAAGGTGATAGATACGTACCCGCTTAACTATGTTACAAGTAATTCACGGATGTGATTTCTCGGACTGGATTTTAGAGCGTATGCCTGTTAAAAACGGGAAGCCTAAATGGTATTACACCATTGGTATTGGTAATGAAAAGAAGTTATTAGGTGGGGTGATTCTGTTTGATTACGACGGGATTAACATCTATTTTGGCGGTGCTAGTGACGGAAGTTCTAAGTATTGGTTGAACAAGCGTGTTATTGGCGAGATTGCAGATTATGTATTTAATAATCTAGGTTGCGTAAGAGTAACCGCAAGAACGCAGCCTGACAACGCCAAAGCTAGACGAATGCTAGAAAGTTTAGGTTTTAAGTGTGAAGGAATTATTAGGCAAGGATACGGTACCAAAGACATGTTGATTTACGGTATCCTACAAAGTGAAGCAATGCGCTGGATGAAAAAAGAAGAAGAGGCTATGGTATGAATCTACTAGGAATGAAACGTAAGCTGTTACCTTTGGGTAACGCTATGGATTCTGGTGGCGGAGGCGGGGGTGGTGGTCCACAAACATCCACTACTAATACAAGTAACTTACCCGAGTATGCCCAACCGTATTTTGAACGAGGCATGGAACGTGCCGAAGCTCTTTCTCAAGAAGGTTATATACCCTACACTGGGCAACGTATTGAAGGTTATAGCCCTCAGCAACAGCAACTATTCCAGCAAACTTATGGTTTACAGCGTCCTGGTGAATTAACAGGAGCTTCTCAAGCAACTGGAGCCGCAACGCTTAACGCCCTAGGAACTCAGTATGGACCCACTGCGTTTACTCCCGAGCGTGCTACTTCAGACATGTTTGGCATGGACCAAATGCAACAGTATATGTCCCCTTATCAACAGGGTGTAACTGATATTGCCAAGCGTCAGGCTGCTCTTGATGCAATGAAGATTCAACAGGCTACTAACTTAGGCGCTGCTCGCCAAGGAACTTATGGTGGTGCTCGTCAACTTTTGGGTCAAACTGAAAGAGAAAAAGCTTTAGGAACTCAATTATCCGATATACAAGTTAAAGGTCTACAGTCTTCGTTTGAAAATGCTCAAGCCCAGTTTGAACGTGATCAAGCTCGCCGTATGGCAGCGCAACAACTTAACATTGGTCAAACAATGGAGGCTCAAAAAGCCGCCGAACAATCCCGTCAGTTTGGTGCTGATGTGGGGTTACGTGGTCTACAAACCGCTCTTACAGGTGCTGGTCAACTTGGACAGTTAGGTAAAGATATACAGGCTACTGATCTTTCTAGATTACAAGCCCAACAATCTGTAGCAGGT